AATGGAAATGAATTAATTGATAGCATCAAATGGTTAAAGTTTGAACGTGAAATCAATGCATATTTACTAACAGGTTGGTGTGTTTTAGCTCCATTTTGCGGTGTACTACAATGGAGACCTCATATTTGGATTACAGGTCCAGCAGGATCGGGTAAATCATGGACGATGGATAATATTGTAAAACGTTTAACGGGAGCGTTTGGAATTGTTGTACAAGGGCAAACAACCGAAGCGTATGTTCGAGGTACTTTGCAATCCGATGCAAGACCTGTTCTTTTTGATGAATCCGACATTGAAACAAAAAATGATGCGGAACGAATTAAATCGGTTTTACAATTGGCACGTTCTGCTTCATATAGCGATGGAGGTGTAATTGGTAAAGGAACTCAATCGGGCGGTAGTCGTACTTACACAATTAGATCAATGTTTGCATTGTCTTCTATTGGTGTACATTTGAATCAACAAAGTGACAAATCAAGGTTTACAACAATTGGACTTGTTTCTTTTGAAAAAGAACGTACAAAAGAGGATTTTTCAAACTTTGAAAAAAATTGGAATAAACTTGTTACAAAAGATTATGTAAATAAGATTCAAAGTCGTACAATGCAATTGATTAAAACAATCCTAACAAATACACGTGTTTTTTCGGATGCAGCCGCAGAAGTTATCGGTACACGTAGAACGGGAGATCAAATTGGTGTATTATTAGCAGGAGCATATAGTCTTATTTCCGATAAAGTAATTTCATACGATGAAGCGGTTGAATGGGTGGCATCTAAAGATTGGAGCGATGAAAAATCATTGGAACTTACAAAAGACGAATATCAATTGTTTGCAATTATTATGGGAACTATTATTAGAGTAGAAGGTGAATTTAATAATCATGAAAGATCAATTGGTGAATTAATATTAATTGCTTCTGGGAAAACTTCCGAACTTACAATTAAAATGGATGTTGCCGATAAACGTTTAAGACGAATTGGAATTATTGTAACAAACGAAAGAGTAATTTTTTCAAACACGGCAAACGGGATAAAGCAAATTATTAAAGATACAAGTTGGTCCAGTAATCATAATAAAATATTAGAGCGATTACCTGGTGCCGAAAAAACAGAACCTAAATCATTTTATCCAGGTTTAAAGTCGAGAGGTGTATCAATTCCATTAACTAACATAATGGAAGGATTAGAAGCAACAAGCGAAATGAAAATTGAACATCATGTTTTAGAAAATATAGATGAACAATTTCCTTTTTAATAATAATATATATGAAAATATGAAAACAGTAAATAGTATTAGTGGAGGTCAAACAAGTAGTTATATAGCTGTTAATTATCCAGCAGATTATAACGTATTTGCATTAGTTAGAACAAATGATAAAAAATGTTTGTTTCCAGATGCTAAAATTAGACAAATAGTTTCCGATAGGTTAGGATTAGAATTTGTAGGGACATTAGAAGATGATGCCATAATTTATACAATATTGGATTTAGAGCAGTTTATTGGTAAAGAAATAAATTGGCTTACTGGTAGCACATTTGATGAGGTATTAGATAGAAATGGAAAAATATATTTACCTAATCCTACAATGAGATTTTGTACAACAGAAATGAAATTAAAACCAATTTTTAATTGGTGGAAAAAAACAATAGGTGAACCAGTAGAAATGCGTATTGGATTTAGAGCAAATGAAATGAATAGAGCCAACAATATGATTAAAAAACTAAATAACGATGGTTTGAGTGAATTTAAAACAATTGTTGGTCAATCTAAAAATGGTAGAAATAAATGGAAAAATGTAGGTTGGCAAAAACCAGTATTTCCATTAATTAAAGATGCTATTTTTAAAGATAATGTTGTTGAGTATTGGAAAGATAAGCCAGTCTTATTTGCAAAGCATAATAATTGTATAGGTTGTTTTCATAGAGAATTACATTTTTTAAAATTTATGAGTAAAAAACATCCAAATAAATTTCAATGGTTTATAGATAGAGAAATTGAAAGCAGAAAGTCTTACAATGATAGGTCATGGAATTTAAAAGTTAGTTATGAAAAAATAAAGTCTTATAACACGCAACTTGAATTATTTGATGAAGATTTTAATGGGTGCGATAGTGGTTATTGTGGATTATAATATTAATTTTAAATTTGTATATATCAAAATAATAAATATATTTGTATCATGGTAAACGAAAAAGAATTAAAAGAATTGGAAAAATTGCAAGAAAAAATATTGCAAAATAGAAACAATGATGTTATTTCTATTGAAATAAAATATCAAAATAGACGTTTCAACGATGTTTTCACGGCAAAAATTAACCTTACTAAAAATGAAGGTTACTATGCCATGACTGAATTAAATAGTGCAATTAAAAACAAAGTAAATCAAATAATCAATGAAAGTTATTTTAGCGAGTAAGGACGAACAAAAGCGAGTTTTTTCGTCTATTCAAGAAACATGTCGTAGAATGAATTTTAAATACAATACATTAATACGAAAAAAAACTCCATTCGAACATAAAGGATGGAAAATAGAAAGGTTGGAACTTGAAAAATATAGTTGCAACAATATTGATTAGTAACAATTAAATAAATATAAAATGCAAGAACAAAAATTCAGTTCAGCAGAATTTACTTCTGTAAATGAACAAACATACGGACAAAAATCCGTAGGTATTAATTTCAATCCATCAAACGATGATGTTATCTACATTTGCAAAAAAAAATATGCAGATTTGATTGATGAAATGAATGATTTGAGAATTAACTCTAATAGTCAAGAACAAAAGCGTTTGTGTTCGGTGGCTATCACAGAGCTTCAAACGGCTCAAATGTGGTCTGTAAAGGCTTTAACTTGGAAAGATTAATCTGTTATATTTTTGAGTATTTAACGCAACTGAACACTCAATTTTATTGAACAAAATAAAAAAAAAACAATTAAACCAAAAAAAATATAGTTGCAACAATTTAGATTAGTAACAATTAAACCAAAATAAAAATGGAAACAAAAACACAAAACATGGACGAAATTCTTGATGGATCAATTGTCCTAGCAAAACAAACATTGTTAAACGATACAATTCAAACGGAACAAAAACTTAAAGAGTTCGAGGATACGTATCTTAATATTGTTGTTGCGGATGTCAAAGATTTACAAGGATATTCCTTTATTGTTGATGGAATGAAGTCCTTGAAAAAAACACGTACTTCAATTGAAAAGAGACGTAAAGAATTAACCGAACCAGCTTTGAAATATCAACGTGAATTAAAAGCGGAAGCCGATCGTTTAACCGATCGTATTGAAACTATTGAAACGCACCTTGATAAACAAAAACAATGGTTTGAAAATGCGACAAAAGCAGAACAAGAACGTGTTTTTAATTTGCGTATTGCTCAATTAACCGAAAATGGTTTTGAACTTTCGAATGGTTTTTATATTGCAGGTGCAATTCATTTAAGTGGTGACAAAGTTAAGTCATTGGACGATTCCGAATTTAATTTTTACATCGAGCAAGGTAAAAAAGAAAAAGCACGTAAAGAAGCCGAAAAACAATTGTTAGCGGAACAACAAAAAGCAATGCAAGAAGCTCAATTGGAAATTCAACGTTTGCGTGAAGAATTAGCAAAAGAACGTGAAAGAGTTGCAAAAGAAAGAGCCGAATTAGAAGCTCAAAAACAAGCATTGGATAAGACATACAATGCGCCAGTTGAGGTAGTAGAACCTAGACAATCATTTGCAGATTTAGCTGGACCACCTTCCGATGAAATTATCGAGATTCAACCCGAACCGATTCAAGAAGCTGAACCAATCATCGAAACAAAAGTTCTTATAACGGAAGTTTACGAAGAAACTATTTCAAACGAATCTAATTTTGTTATTGAAATTGATGGATTTATTGAATTTAAAAATAGATTAATTTCTTACGTTTCGGATAATAATAATAAATTGTCAAGACAATTATTAATAGACTGGGCAAATGAACAAGTTTTATAAATTTATTTCGCAACTGTTCGGTAAATCCGAACGGTTGCGTTTTTTACATGACGAAGTAGTTAGACTGAGCAATCAAAACGGAATGTTAGCGGAGCGATTACAACATCGAGATAATAAGATCAAGCAGTTGTATATGAATATTCACGATTTAAATAGAATGTTAGATGAGTACGAACAGGGAAATAAAAATAATTAGAAACGTTACAACTTCTCGCTATCAAAGAGATTCATGTATTGGCTGGATGAAGTTAAACGATGAAAGATTTACGTATTTACCGCAACAAGACGTTTTTATCAATGATAAATACTTGCAGCAGTTTAACGTTCACATGAAGAGAGGTGGTTTAATTAAAGATTTTGAATAAGATGGAAGAGCAAGAAATTAGAAGTAAAATAGAACAGTTAAAATCAACACTTACTGGAAATCTATTAGATGATTGTGAAACTCAAAATGAGATTTACCAATTAAAAAAACAGTTGTCATTTGAAATAAATATTTCAATTGAAAAATTGGATGAAGACGATGAAGACTGTTTGTATTGTGGTTCATAATTAAATATTTAAATGGAAGAGCTTAACAAATTATATCGAGCATTATTATTATTGAATGCTTCTTTATTCGAAATAGACAAATTAAGTAATAAAAATTTGTTTAAAATAGAACATCAAGAAGTATTGCAAGAATTAGAAAACAAACTTGATTCAATCGTTAATGATTTAACTAAGGAATTTGATGTAATAGAATCAGATAATTATGGTTACATTTTAAGTAAGTTAAATAAAATTATTCAAAATAGTAAATTAAAATCAAAATAAATAAACATGAAAATCGCAGAATTACAAAAAGAAATCCATCGAAATGCCGTAAATAAAGGATTTTACGACAAACACAATGAGTTTGGAACAAACTTAATGCTAATCGTTACCGAATTATCGGAAAGCATAGAGGCACATCGAAACAATGAATTTGCAAAGTTAGAAGAGTTTGAACAATTAATTAATTCGGATGTTAATCCAATGTCATATGAAGAAACGTTCAAAAAATACGTTAAAGATACAGTGGAGGACGAATTGGCGGATGCTTTTATTCGAATATTAGATATATGCGAATTTTACAAAATTGACCTAGAAAAATTTGTTGAATATAAAATGAAGTACAATTCTAAAAGAGAACGTTTACATGGAAAACAATACTAGTCTATTATTACAAGCGGAAAAGATTATAAATGGAGACCGCAACGATCAATATGGAGATCCAAATATAGCATTTCAAGAATATTCAAATATTCTTAAAACTACATTCGACATTGATTTAACACCCGAACAAATATGTAAGGTGCAAATGGCAATCAAATTAGGTAGATTGAAATACAAATTCAAACAGGATTCCCTTCTTGATCTAATTGGATATTCGGAAATATTAAATAGATTGTCTAAATAACATCATATTGATAGCCAAAATTTGTAGTTGAAATTTTAACAGTAGTTAAATTACCATCAATGACAGTCGCATTCGTTAAGGGTGCGATTGTTTCATTACAACGAACAAAGAAAATTAATCGAGCCATCATTACACTCATTGTCTCATTACGTTGGTCGGGATCGGCAAATTTAATTTCGTTTATTTCGGTATGTTCAATTAATGGTGGAGCAAAATCAAGTCTTCTATATTTCCAATGCATCAATATTTTAAATATTAATCCAGCCAATTGTTGACAATCTTTTACCGATTGAAAATCCGCACGTGTTAATCCAATTGTTTCCGAACAAGTATAAATATCAATATTAAATTGATAATTTCCGTCTTTACTTAATGCAACCAATTCATCATAATTTCCTTTTGCAAGCATGCAATTAATTGCAGGCATTTCGGTATAATTTATCGGAACTAATCTTTCGGCAAATACATTTGCATTTAATTTAGGTAAATTTTGCAATACGGATTGATTTAACAACTCCGATTTAACAATTGAAGCAATCCTATCTCTAATCGCTTCAAAATTCATTGGAGCGAGTATTTCGTTAATTAGTGGCATAATCTCCTAAAATTAAAACAATGATTCCAATTAATTCATCGGGATACATTTCACGAACAATATATTTACTTGATGTTTCGGAACTATCGGATATTTGACAAATGTAATTTAACAATGCTACATTACCCGAAGCGTTACGAACAACAACACCTTTTGCAACTAAGTCACGTTCATGCAACGCAATTGAAGTCATTTTGGATGAAATTCGATTAGCTTCCATATCCAATGCATTATGATGCTTTGAGAAAAATCCTGCCGTTGTATAACTAATTCCACCTGGAGAAGTCAATATTACGGGAGTTGAAAACGCTTGTAGATCATTCACAAATCTATTGGAAGTATCTTTTATTTTTTCTAAAATGCTACTCATTTTGGTTCAAATTCGTCTACTAATAAATATGTGGTTAAACCATTTTTTTTGAAACTAGAAATTGTTTGATAATATTTTTCAACTTGATTCGCAACTTGACATCCAGCACTCCATGTTCCAATTTTAGTTTCAATATCTTTTGAAAGTAAATTGTAGTCCATTGTATGAAAATTTATTCCGAAATAGTTACCTTTAATTACCCTTCCTAATTCTTCCGCATAAATATCCATGTCTCCATCACGATGCAATAATATTTCACCTACTTGTCTTAATGCAGGCATTTTCCCCATGTGAAGACCATACAACCATAAATTATGATACCATTCGTTTGCTTTAACAACGGCAGCACCAACTTTATTGTACTTTAAAAATCCACCTTGTAAAATTGGAGTTCCTGGTTCGGTTGATCCAGTAAGCATTGTAAGGAATTTTTCTTCTTCAAAAATATAGAATTTATCATCGGGAACATTCGGAGTTTTTTCATTTGATCTAAGTCCATAAATCCATTTATTTTTAGGAAAACTTTTAAAACCATTTATTGTTTTAGCATGGTTCAATAATTGATCGGTCGTATAACTTCTAACTTTATTCATATTATTCTACTGCTAATTGTGCGATTGTACTTATCGTAGTGCCAATAGTTGTAATAACTCCGCCTACAATTGGGTTAAATTTAATAATTATACCGCCAACAACCGCTATTGCCATTCCATTTTTTTGAACTTTTTTCCAAAATTTCGGAGTTGGACTATTCCATCGTTTGATTAATTCTTTCATATTTGTTTTTTTATCATGTAATTACTTGAGTCGCTCCATACCGTTTTAACGACTTTATTGTTGATTATTTGCCCTTGGTAGAACTTACGCTTCATTAAAGTTAACTATTACTGGGTTGTAATCTATTTCGGGTAATGTTAACAGCCACGCATCACATGGGATTGATTCAGCTTGTTGCAATGTACAACCGTTCACTTCTTCATTTGAGATAAACCAATTTCCATTGGCATCTAATTGAGGGTTAAATAATTGTCCCTCATAGCCCCATACTTTACCTGTAAGGATGTTTTTTTGCTCTAATGTTAATTGTCTAACTTTCATAATTAAAAAGGATAAAATTTAGTGTATAATTCTGTTATCTCCGTTGTTGTTAATTCTTTATTCCATACGCCAATTTCATCAAGTTTACCTCCATTTTCAAGATAGCCACTTGCTCCAACACTGTATCCACACACTCCAATAGTTGAATAATTAGAGGTGTGATAGTATATAACTCCTGGAGAACTATTACTTGTAACTAATACTCCGTCAAAATATAATTTCAAAGCTCCAGAGCTACTTGATTTAGTTACCGTTAGCATATGCCATCCATTATAATTACCAGCGTAACTGTAATTTAATTGAGTTGATGACCCAGGTGCTGTCAACATATAAAACCTTATACTTCCATTACTTCTATGCTCAAAAATATACCCTGATTCATTTGGAACAGGATAGTTGTAATTACTGATGAAAACTGAATTAGTAGTTGATGATGAAATATTTACCCATACATTAAATGAAAATGCATTTGTAAATTTAAACGTATCATTAGCAAGTGAAACATACGCATTCGTAGCATTTCCAATAAAGGCATTACCACTCTTTCCACTTGAATAAGTTAGCCCACCTTGAGCAGTTCCATTATACGTACCTAATGAATCGTTCGCATTGGATTCAGCTTTATACACTGCATATAAACTTTCATTTAATGTCGATGTACCACCCCCACTACTTGCTATTATTCCGTGACTTGCTAATATCATAACTAAGCTTTTAAATTACCTGTTAAATACGCTTCGGTCGGACTTCTAAATAATAATGTCGAAACTGAATATCTCTCGTTAAATTTCAACTTACTATTTAAAATTGTCATACCTGGTCCAGCAACAAAAGACGTTTCACCAGATCCGTATTGCGACGCTAATAATTGTTCACTCGCTTGAAATACATTAGCGTTTATAGTAATTGTATTCGGAGTAGCAACGTTCATTTCGATAAGTTTTAACACATCACTAGCTTGTGCGACATAACTTGCCGTTTGAGTGTTTACACTAACTGTTTGAACAATTTGATCTATTTTTATTTTTTTTGTACTTTTCATAACATTAAAATGTTTCCTATTTGATTAGTAAATCGTTTAAATTTTTCAAAATCTATTTCGTTTTGTTTTTGCGATTTTACAAAGTCTAAACCAATGTAAGCGACAAAATTTCCATCTTTGAAATATGGAGCTGCTATAATTGATTGAATCCCTTGTTTTAATAACCCTAATTTTGTTGAATGCTCCTCAATATCACGAACATCACAATAATTCATTCTTTCCAACATTACTTCTTGCAAAAACATTGGGTGCAAGCTAACAGGAATGTTTTGTAAATCATGAGCTTCCGAACTTATTCCATTTTCGCATACTTCAAACGTCATTGATTGATGATTTCGGTGCGTTCCATCGTAATATCGAATTGTATTGTGAAATTGAAATATATAAGCCCTATCTGCCTTGTAAATCAACATTAATTCATTTAGCATTTGTTGAATTAAGACGTTGTTGTTAACGTCTTTTTTTACTTCATCAACAACAACGACTTTTTTATGAACTACTTCCGTAACCAAAGCACGATAATAAAACAATACAAATGCAACCAATAAAATTAACAATACGATTGTTTTCGTTTTGCGTAATTGTTCTAATATGTACTTAATTTCGTTCATTATACAGGAATTTTAATTACAGACATATTAAAATCACTAACTCGCATATTAGATGAACTCGTGGTTTTTACAAACAATTCAATATAATCATTTGCACTCATTTCAATTTGAGTAAGCGTTGAACCTGGATATTCTTGATTCGCAACATCCGTTCTAATTGTCATTTCGCTTTCAGTTAAAATAGTTCCGTTTTTCGCTACACCAATAGATATAACTTGCGAAGAAGAACCACTCCTTACGTTTGCACTAATTGAAATTAAAAAACTATTTATAAATGCACCAGTGTAAGTCAATTTATTTGAAGCGTGCGTAAATTTAGAATTATTAGAACCTGCTGTTGTTGTACCTGATGCTTTAACCCAAACATTAACATTTGAAATTCCTATACTAGTGTCAGTAGTATTATTTGTCATATACATAAAACCACGTGTTGAAGTGTTTGCTGTTCCAACACAGTTAGCAAATAAAGATTTATTTGATGTATAATCTAATCCACTTAAATAAGTTCCTCCACCACTAAAATTAACTGTATCTAAAATATAACGCTCATCTGAAATAGTAGCACTTGCTGAAGCGTTTATTCCTGTTTCACCGGTTAGTATTACAAAAGACGAGTAGATGATTCTAAAACGTCTCGTAACATTCAATGTTGATGGCAATATAAATGCAGTTCCGCTTGATTTTATATCAAACAAACAATTAGACATTCCAATCGTTCCAATCGTTCCGTCAAATGTTAATCCTTGCGAATTTAGAAATGCAGAGTCAGACATTACAAAGTTTGTATAATCTCTAATTGTTCCAATCGTATTACAATCAGTGAAGTTTACACCAAACCAATCTAATGCGGTTGTTGTTGCATCACCATCAAGGTTTAATGCAATATTAGCTTCTAATGTAATGTTTCTAAGTGGCAATGAATAATTTGATGTAATCAATGCAGATGCAGTAAGTCCGGTTGATTTAATACGACAATTTTCGGAACTTGCTCCCAAAATAGTTGTGTTTATTCCAGCTACTAAACGATCACCAGTCAAATCAACAACATCCGTAAAATAATACGTAGTGTTTGCTTCCAATGTAATTACTCCAGCTATCGCACTAGGCAAATTGTTTTTTGTGGAAACATAAACGAACTTGTTTGGATTACCTAAAAATAACGCATCGCTTTGAGCTTGTGTATAAAATGGATTTACACCTCCAGTATTAGCGGAGTAAATAACAACTATATAATCATTCGCATCAAGTGTATCTGTTATTGTAATGCTATTTGCACCAATAGTATATTGAGACGAACTTAATGCTCCTTGACCTTGTACCTCTACCGAATAAACTTGTGAAATAGACGATGCCAATGTAAATGTTTGCGCTCCACTAGTCCATGTGAATTCTTCTCTTAATAATGAAACGCTTGATTGAGCTTTATTTTTCCACAATCCATCCTCATAAACCAATGCTTGATTATTAGTTGGACTACTTATTAAAACATCATGCAATTCATCAAGCTCATATCCATTTTGAATCGCATATAAAATACGACCATTATTAGATTGTGAACGAGTGACAGTACCTATAAAAACGGAATGAGCAGGTTGTATTGGAGGTGTAGATTGAACTTGACCTGCCGTAGTAGATAACCATAATTTAGTTCCAATAGCATAAGAATCAGTAACGGCATTTCTAACCTCTCCACTTGTAACAACGTAACCTGTAGCATCGTTTAAAATATCCTCATAAACAGCACCTAATGTTTTTGATGATGTAGCTTCGGTATCAGCATCAGCAAGCAATATTTCTGGGTGCATACCGCTTGATGATGTCGATTTTAAATAAACAATTGATCCTTTCGTAATGGTTGATCCAGTTTTATTGATAACTTGAATCATTTCTTTATCAGCGGTATCAACTATTCCATCGTCGTTGGTGTCATATACGGATTTATCCATGTCACCTGCGCCACTACCTCCTGACGCTGGATTAAAACCCGAATTAGCTAGATAAAAAGTTTCCCATGTAGCTTGTGTATATGCAGTTCCGTTTTCATCAGCCAATGTTGATAATGGTAAATTTAATTGACCAATTTTTGGAGAATTAATTAAATATGAATTTTCAAAAGCATAGAGCGTTTGATTAGCCACCATATTTGTTCCGTTAGTAGAAACAGGTGTGAAGCCATCAAAATCAGGTGTTATTGTTGTTTTGCCACCACCGAAAACAACGCTTGTAGCTTTACCGCTCCATAATTTTTGATCAAACGATATATCCAAATAACTAAATTTAATATTTGTATCATTTGCTGTAATCAATCCAGTAAAATCACCATCCAATTCAATTGTAGAAATGGAAAATAAAAAACCACTAGAAGTTGTATTAACAGTCAAACTTGCGCTTAATAAATTTTCAGATAAATCAGAACTTATATTAACAACTACATTTCCTTTTGCATCCGAACATGGTGTATTATCTCCTTCTAATTTTACAAAGAAATAATTTCCTATTGCGTATATATTATTCATATTTTTTAGTTAAAAAAAAAGTCGTGTATAAACACGACTTTAGTTAATAATTAGAACTATTAGTCGATTAATTCGTCGTTTAATGGTTCAATTGCTTTTTTAATTTTAGTTTTTTTGATAACTTTAATTGGTTCATCAATTTTCATTGGTTCTCCAATCTCCATTTTTTCTTCAAATTTAGGTAAGTTTTTGATGTTTACAGGTTTTGCTATTTTATTAACTTGACCTACTTCCGTTGGTTCATTAAATTTTGGCAATTTCTCTAAAAATCCTTGTCTTACTAAATTTTCGGCTAACTCAGGTTTTATTTGACCTTCGTTGATGATGTCGCCTGAGTGTTTAATAACGTTCCCAGGCAACCCAACGGATAATGCTTTTACTTTATACATTATGCAACAACTTTAAGTGTATAAATTTGATCTATTGCAACAGGTAATGCAATTGGAGCAGATTTAATATGTACTTCATGAGACGTTTGTTTTTCGTCGATAAAGTCTTGAATTAAATATTCACCTTGTTGTGGTATTCTACCTCCTTGAATCAATTGTGGTACAGCAGCATAAACTAATTTAAAATTTGGCATTTCAGGTAGTAAAATAACTTTTTTCTCATTTACATAAGGTACAAAGTTTCCAGTTGCGTCTTCAAATACTTCGTTGTAAGTCCAAAGTCTAACGATGTAAGAACCTGCTGAAATTTGACCATGTAATGAAGCACCAACTGAATTACGTATTGGAGCAGATAATGCATCAAAAGATACGTTTTGTAAATCATTGATAGCTTTTACAATAGTGTTATTTTTAAAATCGCTAAATGCAGTTGATCCCATAATTAAGTTGAAAACAGAACCTTGTGCTTTACCTTGTTGACGTAAAAAGTTACAACCAGCTTCGATGTCTTTATATGGATCAACAGTACCAGTAGTCCAATAGTTACCAGCTCCTTTGTCTACCAATGAACCTGATTTACGTTTAAAGTTAATTGAAGTACCTGCATTTAAAGTAACAATACCAGTTTCTAAAACTTGCGAACATTGAAATTCAATTGCACGTTCAATTTTATTTCTTAATTCCATTAATTGTTCTGCTAATTCAGCAGTTAATTCAGCGAAAAAAGTAGTATTACCTTGCGATAATGAAGTAATTACAACATCATAAAGTCTATGCTCATTAGCAGTCATATACTCATGGTAAAATGGTGGAATAAATGCTTTAACGCTAGAAGTATCAAATGTGTTTCTATTACCATTTGAAAATCTCGAAACGTCTACCGCAACACGCTCCGTACCACGTTGAACCGCAATAGAAACTTCTTTTGTTAATGAAGTAACTGGAGTAAAGAAACTTCTTAAAAAACTCATTACCGCAGTTTTTTCTTTATAAACCGCAACTAATTTATTTGTAAATAATGGAGTAATGTCTTGTAATGGAATACCACCAAAGAATACATTTGCTGCTTGTGGTATAAAAGACAATGCAACAACACCTAAAATCATTGTTAATACCGATACACCAAAAAACGGAGCAAGTAACAATCCTAATAATACGTTAATAGATAACTTTTTCATTTTAATTAATTTAATTTATTTGATTAAAAATTGTCTGCTTTTGTCAAGTTAGTACCTGATAACAAACGAACACCTAATGTATCTCCAGCGATACGATCTCTTAAAGTTCTTGATGATACAACAGAATCAAGACTTTCGGTAGCAGCAAAAATTAATTTGTCTTCCGCAACGTAACCAGCAACACAAGCAGTGCAATTAGCAAATGATAAAGTTGGTACAAGTAAATCTTCTGTTAAAATTCCAACTGGAAATTGTGATCCATCCGTAGAATCTTTATCCAATGCTTTTAATTCACCAAAAGTTCCTCCTGCCGTTGAAATACGTCCTAATAACGTACCAGCAAGTAAAGTAACATCTGCTCCCGTAGCATTTGAAATTTTACCCGAAATAAATTCATTTTCACCTAAGAAAATTTTCGATTGATCTACATTAACGTAAAGTTGGTTTGTAGTATCTAAAACAGTAGTAAATCCCATTTTGTTATATATTATTTAGTTAAACCTAATTCAGCGTCCAATTTTGCGCTTAATTTTTCCAATTCACTTGTTTCAGTAGTTGGTTTTGGATCAGTAATTACAACAACTGGCGCACTTGTTGTCTCTAAACTAGCCAAATGTTCCGCAGAAACTTTTTTTCTAGTTAAATCAGCCATAATGTCAACAGTCAATTCTTTACCTTCCTTAATACCAGCGGTAACTGTTACAGGATCAATGTCGTTAAACACCATCCAAGCGTTTACACGAACTTTTTCGTTTGAAGCACCCAAATTCAATGCTTCCGCAAATACCTCAGGATGCTCACTTTTAAATGCTTCTAAAGTCATTTTTTTGTGATTTTTATTGTTTGTATTAATTGTTACTTTTTCAATTGGCTTCATACCAAACATTTCCATGTTAGTTGATATTTCGGCTTTCATTTTTGGTGTAATTGTTAAAATATTATCAACTAAACCAATTTGCTTCGCTTCTTTTGCAGTAAGAAAAACATCAATTCTAGTATCAAAAGAAAAAACTTCATCAACTGTTACTTTTGCAATTTTTTCAAATTTAGCAACATCAACTTTATTTACAAATGCTTCTTTTAATTTTGCATTTACGTTTTCTAATTGAGTTTTTTCGGATTCCGCAAAATAGGATGATTCTTCATACCAACTAGGGAACGCTGCACGATGAATCATAAATTGAGAAACATCCAATGCGTTTACTTCATCGGCATATAAACAAAAATAAAATCCAGCAGAAAATGCTTTTCCATCAACTTGAACTTTTTTTGTTTTTTCAAATTCGGAAAATTTTGCTGCCATCCCCCATGCATACATTGGTTCACCACCACCTGTATTTACACGTACTAATAAATTATCATCAACTTGATTTATTGAGTTGATAAAATTAGCAGAACTCTCAGAATCTATTCCTCCGTATAATAAAACTTCATTCATGTGACAATAATAAACATTAATTTAATTACTAATTATTATATTTGTACCTAAAAAAAGAATGTATGAATAATTACATAAGAATTTATCGTTTGAACGATGAAATAAGCAAGAAAATAACGGAACATGCAATTAGAACAAAACAAAAAAAATCTGAATTAATGGTAGCTCAGATTCAAAAAATATTGGATTTATATCCAAGTAGCGAAAAAACAATATTGAAAAAAATGGATGTTAGAACAGATATAAAAATATACAACATCCCAAAACAAGTTGAGCGTGAATTAAACACGCTCACTTATAATTTAGGTTTATCAAACGGACAATTCTTACGAATGCATGAGAATGACTTATTGAACGGGATTGATTGATTGATTTTGATCTACTAATCCTAATTGAATTGATTTTTTTAACTCTTCGGAAAATTGCTCCATATTCGAATCGCTATTGCCACTAAAAAGTGATTCGGTTGCTTGCTCAACAGTTGTTAATGGTATTCTAGCTCCTAAGATACCTAATTTTTCACGTTCAGCTTTTACCTCCTTCAATGGATCAATATGTGGGAACATTGTACCCGTAAATCTACATGAAGTCAATGCTTCTAAAACAATCCAATTTCCATTTAAAAAACTTTCCAAATATCCTGGAATATTAATTCTATTATTTAACACTTCCACGTGTAACCAAATTGAAAAAATTGGATGGTAAAATTGTTCTTGCCAATCAGCACGTTCAACATCCATTGTATGCTCCCAGTCTTTTGTTGCTGTTCTTGATGCACTAAATGAATCATTATAAACCGAAAAAGCAACGTTTGGTGGAATACCAATACTAGAACATATAATTTCCGCATTCGTTCCGTAGAAGTCTTTAAAATACAATTCATTTTTAGATTCTAATTGCTTTAAAGTAGAACCTTGTGTTAAATTATAAGTATCTTTATTAGAAGTTGCTGCTATTGTTCTTGCTAATGCTTCTCCATTTGAATCTTTTGGAATATCGGCATTATCAGTAGATATATCAGCATCAAATAATGAAGCCATTTGAGAAGACAAAGGACTTTCCCCATTACTAAATTGATTATGCTCAATAAAGAATGCTATTTTTTGACGTTCTTCCGCACTACCAACGGCAGCTTCTTTGTAACGTTCAATCTTTTTTAATGTTTCAAGTGAAGTAGCAATTGCAGGAATACCACGAACGTTTGCAAGTCGATATTTGTTACCATATACCATAAATGCCATACGTAAACCTGTTTTTTCATCGTATGCAGTTACACGTTCCCAATTTAAATTATCTTTTTGAATATGGTATGCAACATGAGTTCCTTTTTCATCAATTTCAATTCCATTTTTTATTTTATTATTAAATGAATTTTCATTGAATGGAGTAGAAACTTGTTCACCATCAATTAATTGAAATGTAACACTTTTTAATTTAGCATTGTATCTAGCAACAACTAAAACATCACCTCCTACTCTAGCGTTTTTAAATGCTTCCTTCGAAAGTTCATTTAATGAAATTTCACCCGAATAACTTGATTTTTTTGATTTAGAATAAACAGAAAATCTAGCTTCAATAATTCGATTAAACGATTCATCAATTATAATTCCTTCCGCTTGTAAAACTTCTTTTTGAGGTGTACATTGCAATTTTAATCCCGAACCAATAATCCAATTTGTATATTTATTAAAAATCGTTTTAGATAAATCATTTTCTAATAATGATTGCCATGATCTTAAACGAAGTTTATTGTAATCTATATCATATTTAATTACTGGACCTAATTCCCCAATATTTTTTTCCCCATCAAATGAAACGGAATAAGCATTTCCCCAACGACCATAACTTGAAGCACTAACACTTTGTTTTTGTTGATTTTTATTAATCAAAGGTTTTTTTGAACCTATTTCAAATCCTAATATTTTCATTATCTAAAATTTTTTGAATCCATTAATCGAACCATACGAGGTTGCAATTTAACTTGTAACATCATTCTAAGTTTTTCGTAACCTTCAATTGATTTAACAACGCTATCCATGGTTGTGTATTGAACACGTTGTCTTGATTGTCCAGTATCAATTTCATGGTAATATATATCACCTCCTTGAACCGATTTTAGGGCAGTATCGTACAAAGCCGAGATAATCGCATCAAGTTGTGCAATTTTGGAGCGAATCTGCGTTGCCGTTTGCTGCCCCGAATCAAGTTTAAAGACTAAAATATTATTCATTGTATTGTTTGTATTTTATTATTTTTTGCATTATCAATGTTTGCGGTTGATGATGTTGCGGTTGATGCAGTTGGTGAACCAATTGCAGGATGTGAATGTAAATTATAAGAACTAACAAATGAATTAAACTTTCCTTTTAATTCATTAAATTCAGTTTTTAATTCATTAAATTTCACCGCATAATTTCCCGTACCTCCTAACTCAATTGTACTATCATCCTTCATGTAAAAATGCAATAGCAAATTTCCATTTTGATCCGTAGCAAAAATTCTTTTTTCACCAGGTTTTGCAATTTGTTTATCATTAATATATCCAACTAATACGGGAGTTCCAACTTGACTAGTTTGTACGTATATTCCACGCATATTTTCAGTTGGTGGTGAATCGTCACCCGATGCCGAAGCGTTTAAAACTTCTTGAACATCGTCTTTACCAAAACGAAAAAACTTTACAAGTCTTCTTTTTGAGCTATCAATTGTAGTAGAAATTATTTTAACTAATTGTATCATGCGTGCATATTAATACCTTCAAATATACTCTTTACGGGTGAATTGTTATAAACTTCGGGTAAAACACAATTCAAAACAGCGGTTTGTTTTTCATTATTTCCCGTATATTCAACCGATTCAA